GCGTTCTTGATAACCAAAAACGTCATTATCTGCTGAATTACCTCTAGCATAAATCTCTTTATTAAGAATCGCTTGTTCACCAAGCGTAGCAAATGCTGGAAAATAAAAATCATAACGTGTAGACCTTGACCACATACGTGGAAGGCCCTGCTGATATGTTAAATCAGCACGAACCGACACTAAACCAATAATAACGCCATGCTCTACAAAGCTTTGCGTAAATCCATGACCACTTGCGAGTGACGTGCCCATAGCCGCAAGATTGCCCAAAACTGTAGAACCTCCAGAAAGATTGGTCGCACTTGTCTGGGCAATAGGATTGATATTAACAACAGTGGAACCGCCACCAAGATACTCAGGACGCTGGAGACGAGCGTCTGGACTAATAACTCCAAAATGAGAGCGAATAATTTCAGTATAACGTGTACCTCCACGAGCATCCCTTTCCAATAATTTTTGAATCTGAAATGATTGACGTAACTGATTAATAGTAGCGGCCGTTGCAGTTGATAAATCTGCATATAAACCGGTATTACTACCAAACGAAGCATCGCCAAAGACACCAGCACTTAAACCACGCATAAATACTTCACCACCTGATGTGGTTGAAGACAAACCATATTCTGGTTGTCCAGACGTGGCAATACGAATCCTTGTGCCATCAGTTACAACAGGCGCAGAAGTACCTAAAGGTAATGTAACCGATGCACCTTTTTGTGGCCAAGGCAAAGCACTTGTAAAATAATCATGACGCTTACCACGACGTAGCAAAGCATAATCTGTATATGTATCAGGTCCATCACCTTTATGAACCGTTACAGAATTCTGCATATTCTGATCTCTGAACCACTCGTTATAAATCAATGCGTATGCACGTGGCCAAAACGCACAAACACTAACTGTATTACCGCTACCTACTTGTCCAACAGTAGGCAAACCCATATAGTCATATAAACCACCCGTAGGGAACCCATTGGCAGGACTTACAATCTGAGGGACTGTATATGAAATACTATCGCCCGGATCATCCTGCTCACCCATAAATTTCTGCCAATTATTCCAAATCAATCGATTTGGTACAAAGAAAAAGAAACTATCCATATGCATGTTATCCATGATTGGATATAACGGAGTAGCAAGACGGGCAAATGCCGTCATCTTTAAATTAAAAGTATCGCCCGGTAGTACTTCGTCAACATACACAGGAATAAGATAGCCTGCATCAAAAGTTGTCTTATGAGTCTTTTGTGCTTTGAACTTACTACGGGGAATATCCGCTTTAGGAATCATTGCAAACTGATGCACATCTACCGAACGATTGCGAAACATACTATCTCCTTAAGAATTACTTAATTTTTACATCTTTCCCACGAACAATTACAGTAGGGTTATCCCTAATCTGATACTGTCCTGTACTATCATCAAATACACCTAATTCATACAAATCAAAATCATCTGGATGATTAAACAACTGATTATCCTTATCTTCACGATTTACTTCATCAGTAAACGATCTAATAGCAACTCCCAATGATTGCAAATACATTGGTCGACCATACGCCTCTGCGGCTGAATCTCTAACACTAACAATTACTGAAATCATAACTTCTCCTAAGCTAAACTACGTTTTAATAAACTTAACCGAGCTTTTGCAATTGTCTCTTTAACAACTAACCTAGCATCGGTATTATCTTCAAAGTTCTTCTTAGCTGAATCTATACGCTTTTGTTGAACTTCTTCCCATTCATATGGGTTCAACTTCTCATATTGCAAGTCATAATACTTAGGAGGCTTAACTTTTTTTCCATTAATAATCACATAATCATGTGGATAAACATCTGACTTAAATTTCATAAACCATTCTGCACCTATACCGCCCGGATCGCCTTTAACTTTAGGCTTTAAACTCATTTTATTGTATTCAAGCTTTCGCTTAACAATCTCTCCACTCTCTAAATCAGTAAATATATACTTTCCAAATAATGGAGAATCTTCATTATTTATCTTCTTCATAATATATCTAGCAACATAAGCACTAGACTCAAAGGTTACATCTCCGATACTCGAAAAGCCATTTGTCCATAATTTTTCAAGCTCTGCGGATCTATAAAGCTTACTACCACTTGAAGTGGTTTTGTGGTACTTTCTATCTGAAAAATCAATTCCGAACAAAATGGCATGGAAGTGAGGTCTATCAAACTTCTCACCATACTCTCCGCACATGTAAAATCTACAGTAACCAAATTTCTTCCTTAGCTTTTTCATAAAAAGCTGAAAATCACGATGATCTAAACTTCTATTACGAGGTAAATGATCGTCATCATAAGTTAACGTGATAAAACAATTCTTTGCATGAAGCTGGGCTTCATGCAAACATCGCATAGCCCACTGACGGCTACGCTCTAAACGACACCCAACACACTGACCGCAAGGCAATGATAATGATCGACTAATGTCAAAATATCGCCTTTCGCTAAAAACTACCTGACCATCAACTGTCTGATATGCCGCTATCGGGTGATAGCATGGCAATTACAGTCTCCAACCACCACGCATGGGATTCATACGCATATTTGGGGCTTTAGTACGCCGTACATTCCTTTTAAACATACCGGCTGACTTTCTCTTATTTACAGGGTTTCTACGTAGCATAACTTCTCCTTGTGGTCTTTGGTGTCACCTAGCACAGTTACATCAAGTAAGTCACTGTGCTTCGGGGGCCTTCGGCTCCCCGACCGGTGTTTCTGAAGGCTCAGAAATGGGCTTGGCGGCAACTAAACCTAATTTAGTGGCCTCTTCACGATTTTCCTCTTTACTGAGGAAATCGATTAATTCTGCAGGATCGTTATTAAACCGACTCCGCATCTGAGCTGGCAGCTCCATAAAATCATCTTGGGCTGCCAATACGGCATTAACTGCCGAATGATAGTCCAAAACCCCTGTAAAATCCCCATATTGGGGACTTAAAGGTTTACCGGGTAATTCACCGGTTAAACCAAACTGACGTACGATATGATTTATATCGCACTCATCCTTAAAATTCTGTTGAGCCAATGTAGGCTCGGGGCATGCAAGCCCGGTCTCATCAGATACTTTATCAACATCGTAATTATACGGTGTCCTTAAAAATGGCAATTTACGTTCTTTCATATTCATAGACCTAGTTCCGCCCCAATGAAATTGGTGCGGTTATTTCAAACCCTTACCTATAGTATCCAAGTTAGGCAACCATAAACTCTGTGGTCCTTTATTAGCACCACTTCTATGCATTTCCAAATAATGCTCTAACACACGCTTTAAATCTCTATACCAAGCAGGATCTTGGCTTGGTGCAATACCTTTTTTAGTTAAATCGGCTAATGCTGATTGCTGAGCACCAGCCGCCGCACTATATTCAGCGTTAGCTAAACTCTGTTTTATTAAAGCCTCAACTTGTGGGCCATACTGTTTATAGCCTGCCATCTTAGACAATTCAACAATCTTCTGCGTATTTGTATAATCAGCTTGTTCTAAAGTCGCTTTCTCTTGAGCTCTTATTAACCTAGCTTGTGTCTCTAATTGGTAGTTCTGAGCGGCACTAGCAGTTGCTTGCCCTAATACATTCTGTACCGGAGCCATAGCACCTGCTGGACTGCTCGCACCACCCAATTTCGCACTAAGCATTGGATTTAAGCCTGCCGCAATTAAATCCTTTACTTCACGCTGATGAGCAGTACTGCTCATACGCTCTTGAAACTCCATCTGGGATCTAGCTTGAGCCGCTGACGCTTTATTAGCTTCGCTAGCACCCATATATGAACCAACAGCACCAACTGCAGATGGAACTAAACTACCCCAACTAAATGGATCTGACTTTGCATCCGAATGAGCAACTAAATCCTGAATGGGACTAACATGACCACCTTCACCCCAATTAGAATCAATATTAGGAATAAAAGAGGGAATTCCTTGTGAACCAAGGAGCATATTCCCCACTGAACTAAGAATAGATCCAAACATATTAAAAATGGTCGATCAAACCAGGTACAGAGTACATTGGCATTGGTCGAGCCATAGTTATATCAAAGAAACTATCAAATAAAAACTGTTGTCCGTTTGCTCCAGCACCTACGGCAACAACACGATCAACAGGTGGTGTATCTTGAATAAACGTAGTATTCAAAGTTGGCAATGAAGTAAACTTCTGAGCCAAATGCCAAGCATCTAACGTACCACTTGTCGTTGATCTAAACAAGCCTGTAATCATCGAAGGCTTATAACGGTATTCAGCCCAGCGTTCTTGATAACCAAAAACGTCATTATCTGCTGAATTACCTCTAGCATAAATCTCTTTATTAAGAATCGCTTGTTCACCAAGCGTAGCAAATGCTGG